AGTGGATATTGTCAACTCTACAATACACGTAGAGGTGGACTATCTACATTCGCACCAGAATCACAATCAGCAATCATCATGGGCGAAGAAGTCCATGTTCAAACTAAGTCTGGAAGGACACAGATATATCGTGTCAACAATTCTAGAACTGGTGTCGTAGGTCCTATCAGAACATTCTGATGAAGTATGAACTAAAGGACTGGTTAAACTCTATCAACCTCACTAAAGAGAACTTGATAGCAGATGACCCAGATATGATATCATCCTATCCACCATACATTGTCAACAGGTGTTTGTCAGGTCATCTTGACACAGTATTGTTTGCCAATGAAATGAATAAGTATAGTAACCTTGATAAGGATTTACAGTATTCTTTCTTGCTATATACTTTGAGGAAACGGAAACGTTTTTCGCCTTGGTTGAAGAAAGAACAAGTCGATGACTTGGATCTAGTAAAAAAACACTATGGATATAGTAATGAGAAAGCGAAGGTCGCAGTAGCTCTTTTAACCAAAACCCAAATTGAAAACATTCGTAACAAACATGATAGGGGAGGACTACGATGACTGCGATCACAGAAGAAGTTCAATGGACTGCCGAGAGTATGGTAGAGGTAGGTTTGAAAGAACCAGATGACTTCTTAAAGGTTAGAGAAACACTGACGAGAATTGGAGTAGCATCCAGAAAAGAAAAGAAATTATATCAATCATGTCACATACTGCATAAGCAGGGTAAGTACTATATCGTACACTTCAAGGAACTGTTTGCACTTGATGGTAAGAAAGCAAACCTAAGTCTTAATGATGTGCAACGTAGGAATCGTATTGTGCAGTTACTAGGTGACTGGGGTTTGGTATCAATCAATAGCAAAGAGAGTATTGCTGACGTAGCACCTCTAAGTCAAATTAAAGTTCTTGCATATAAAGAGAAGGGAGATTGGACTTTGGAAAGTAAATACAACATTGGTAAAAAGAAAGAGGACGGTTAACCGACCTCTTGACATACATTGTAAAATTTAGTATACTATATACAACACGCAGTTCATTCGCAACTGTTAATTAACGACTCCATCAGCGAGTATTTCAAGATAAAGTTACTATTATGAAAAATAAAATAGATGTAGAAAATTTATTCTACAACGAAGACTTTGTGACCACAGACGAGTGGCACAACGAGTGGGAATGTTGCCCAACTCAAAGAGACCATGATGAAAGGGCACAGAAACCCAAGCATCAAAAGAAATTTAGGAAAGTCTTACCTGATCACTTAGAAGTCAATGGTGTAATACTAGACCGAGACTGTATATGTTCAGAGACTGGAAAGGAATATAAGAAAGGAACTAAATTTAAAACTAACGGACACACGAGAGATGCCTATTGGTGGGCAGAATATTCTGGTGACACTATGCCATCTCATGTTCGTGTTAAGTGGAAACATGTAAGTTCTATTGGAGAAGTCATCAACGAATATAAAATGTTCGATAGTCCTGATGACGTTGAACTAGCATCTGATAGATTAGATGGTGCCTACCGTGACATATTCAAGCACAGAGGTATTACAATATCTGATGGTAAGTTAAGAAAAGTTGAACCCATCAAGTATGCAGCACAGCAACTATATCCTATTAAGTATAAGGATATGTCTAAAACTGATGTGACAAACATCAGGTTGTGGGTTTCAGATCTGGAGGATAACATCCTTTGGTTAAAAAACATTTTTGCTAACAAGAACTTTGCTAGGAAAAACCATTCATATTCTAATCACATAAACCCATTTACTCTTTCATACCTTGTATCTTATGAAAGATATAAGAGTGATCGTCAGAAACTTGAGATATTAGAAAAATTTATCTACAAAGTATCTAATGGTTCTCTTACAATTATACAAGATGAGTTTGGTGAGTTTGCTCCTGATCCAGACTGTCCACTCAATAGGTTTATTGAGGACTGGGGAATGGTAAAGAGTAATACTTTACAAACTGTATTCCTTGCACTCAATGACAGTGATGCATCTAATGATTCTAGATCATTCTGTTTACTATGCATTGACAAGTATGTCAACGGTGAGAAGTTAAGCAGACTTCCTAAGAACTGGAAAAAAACATTAGACGCATGGTTCATCTACTGGCAAGATGAAAAAGCAAGAAGAAAAAAAGTAGAGGATTCGGTTCCTACGACTTAAAAGTAAGGGAACTACGGTTCCCTTTTTTCATGGTAGTGTTATAATTAGTAGTGTGATGCCGATAGGGTCACACAATTAACACTCGCTATAATAGGAGAACTACTATGGAAATTCAAAGGTACACTGCTGCCGACTTACCAACACTGTTTGATAAGATAACAAAGAACAGCATAGGAATGGATAGTTATTTCGATTCATTCTGGAATACAACCCAGACTAACTACCCACCATATAATTTAATACATGTAAGCAATGAAGAATCAAGACTGGAAATCGCAATCGCTGGCTTCAAAAAAGATGACGTCAAAGTCTATACGGAGTTTGGAAAGATATATGTCGAAACAATCAAAAAAGAACAAGAAGATGATGGAACATTTGTCCATCAAGGATTGGCAAGACGTAGCTTTAAACGTGCATGGACGCTCTCCGACGATACAGAGGTTAGATCCGTCAGCTTTGACGATGGACTCCTTACCATTGTTTTGGGAAAGGTAGTTCCAGACCATCATAAAAGAGTAGATTACATTTAATACATAGAGGGGTTGACAATTGTTGACTCCTCTTTTATAATGTATAGGTAATTAATTACTGCGGTTATGCCCTTGGTAGGTTCAGCATAAGCGGCTATAGGAACCTACCATTTTCATTTTTAAAGTTATGGCAAGAAAGAAAAAGGAACCAATTAATGTAACACCTCCTGTTGATCCTACTCTTGTAAAATCAGAGAGAGTAAAAGTTGTTGTTATGTTCAATGGTGACAATGTAATATGTGATCTGCAGGAAGCAGTTAACAAAGATACTGGTGAGCGACAAGCATATATTATGAACTATCCTTATAAGGTTGAGTATGACCAACCTAAACTTGATACTACTGGCATTGTTACTGACCCAGAAGTTAAAGTTCATTATCAACCATGGTGTCCATTATCTCCAGAAACAAAGATACCATTAAATCACAATATGGTTGTCACCATATTAGAACCAGTTCCTAGTCTTAGAGATACATACATCGGTAATGTACAGAAGATGGGTGGCAACGTAGAATGAGTATAAAGATTTTATTATTAAAGTCTAACGAAGAGATCATTACAGAAGTTCAAGAGATTGCAAATCCTGATAGCAAACAAGCAATAGGATATCACTTGCATAAACCCTTTCGTTTAGAGATAGTCTCTGATGAAGGGGAACTTGTTTTCAATAGAGAAAAGGGTTATCAACTATCGTGGTTTCCATGGGCACCTTTAAGCAAAGATAAAGATTTCTTTCTACCATCTGAGCATGTGATTACAGCATATGATCCATTGGATAGTATCACTGATCAATATGTTCAAGCAATTAAGGAAGAAAATTATGAGAAAAACTTTAAGCAACATGAAGATGTTATTGCAGGTACAGAAGATGAAGAACTAGATATGGAACAGATATTCAAAGATGCAGAAGCAGCACTAGAAGACGAGGAAACTTAAATTACATGAATAAAAATTTTATTGGGGTATACCCAAACATTCTTCCACCAGAACATTGTGAAAGAATTATCAAAGAGATGGAAGATAATCTTAAGTATGATGCTGCTATTGATTTAAAACAGATGCATGGTGGTGCTCAACATCGTAGTGGAACTGCAACTTTTATTCGTGTAAATGACGGTTGGAATGAATCACGAGAAGTTATTAATCAAGCAGTTAACAGAGGTGTTCAAGCATTTTACGAAGAATACCCTACAACAATTGCTAGGTCTGCATCTCATACAATCAAACTACAAAGAACAAAACCTGGTGAAGGATATCACGATTGGCACTGCGAAGCATATAATGCTGCATCATGTCATCGTGTATTATTTTGGATGATTTATTTGAATACTACTTCAGAGGGTGAAGGCACAACAGAATGGATTTATCAGGGAGTAAAAGAACAACCAGAACAA